CACTTGGCCAATTTTTGCCATAGGCTGGAGTGATCCAACTGCCAAACCGCCCTTTAACTATCTGATATGCACCAGCATCCAATAGCCTAGAAACCCCCTGTGCATTCACGTAATTTACCGCATCAATGGATTGCAGAGGCGGCAGCGGAATAGCTATTTTACCTCCACCCCCCGGAAATGCGTCAAGCCGCCCATACCAGCTTTGCGTTAATAACGCTCGCCCCATAACGCCATTCGCACCATCGAGATAGGATGCGGCCATCTCACGTAACATACGGATATAATCTGCATCTTCTGGCTCAGCAGGAGAGCCACTCGCATCCACTCTGAGGTGACTCCATAATGTCGCATCGGCAACAATGTCACCAACTGGCTCTGTTTTTAATTCTAGGCGCATACTATATTTCCGAGATTATAAAGTTTCTTCCAAAAGCTGACGTGGAAAGCAGGTTAATGCAGTTTCACGAGAACAGTTGATGACCTCGACCCCTGCTTCTTTGAGGTCGGGCAGTGTGGTTTCAAAATTGCGACACCATGTTTTGAGCGTTCCGACACTGGGGTTGTTAAATCCAACAGGGTGATCGCCATGCCAGTGTTTTTTACCATCTTTGCCACATTGCATGTCATAGCCGGTGAGCAAGATACGTTTCGCACCAAGCAGTACAGCGAGATTCAACGCCTGATATCCACTATTATTGCCAAAATGAATACGCAACGGGTCTAAAGATAAGCCGGGTTCGCTTACCCCCGGAACACGATATATGTCATCATAGGTGGCAGCAATATTCGCATCTTGTGTTACCTTCAAACCCGTAAACTCTGGCAAACCGAATCGTGTTTTCCACCAAACACCATCACAAGCATAAAGCAGATCAGCCCATGGGGCGCACTCCCAGCTATTATTTATTACAATTAGCCTTGCTTTTCCTTTGATATTTTCGAGGTCTTCTTTCCGGAGCGAGGGGCCGCTGGCTGCGATGCAGATGGTTTCTCTTTCCCAGAGCCTGGGGACGGGAGTCCAGCTTCTTCCAAAGGGAGTGAAGCATGTTTCTCCTGAGCGTTAGTTGCCCAGCCTTCCGCCAATGCTACTTCTGCCGTGCGCTCATCAACCTCGGCGATGCCGGGTTGAAATGAGGTTGCGTGGACATCTTTGCCCACGCAATGCTCAAACGCACGCTTGATATCAATCAATGGCATGATTATGCATCAGACGTTGGTGCTAAATCAGGATGACCGAGAACCGCTAATACTGACAGCGGCGTATTTCCAGGCGCATTCGCGGCGATTGCCACTACGCGCACATAACGCTTAGTGCCAATATAGCCCACGCGATAGGCCTCGTCATCTTCTGATACCCCGTCAATAGTCAAAAAGACACCAGAGCTACTATCAGGAGTCTCAACGGGCGAGCGTGCTGAATCATTCAACACGGCATTACTATCAGTGACATCGGTGAAGTCGGAAGATGGTGCATCCGATTCCTGCAACTTGAACGCCCATGAAGGGGTCGGGCTATTGGCGATATTGGTAATCGCTCCGATATTGATAATAAACTCACAGGAGTTAAATCCCTGCAAGTCAACACCGTCGGCGGGTGCTTCTGTCGCGCTTAACGTGCCGATAATATGCGACACCACGCTGATATTACTGTGTAAATCACGTTTCATGATACAATCCTTTCAATGATAAATGAGAAGAGGTGATAGCCTGCCACAAGACGGGCTATACTTGGTTGTGGTTACAAACTGTTAGGCTGCCATTTTTAGCAGTTTAATAGCATCAAAATTACGCACATCACCGCCTACACGCTTCGTTGTATAGTAACCGATATATGGCTTTTTAGTGTAGGGATCGCGCAACAAACGAATACCCATACGGTCAACAATGAAATATCCTTTTTGGAAATTACCATATCCAACAGGGAATGCATCAGAAGCTATATCAGGCATATCTTGAAGATTAACGATAGGAGAACCCAACAAGTTAAAGTTCAATGCAGTATCACGCAAATCGCCAAAACCAACCAGATAACGACCATCTGCATCTTTAAGCTTTCTTATTTCAGCCTCAGTCGTACGATTCATTACCCAGCTGGCGCCATCGCGATAAGCAGGATTAAGCGCAGAAATCATTGAAATTAACGCATCTGGATTCCCAGCACCACTTGCTTCATTTGGGAATCCGCCAGCATGACCTGACACAACATATTGCAATTGCCCCCATTTACGATCACCGTCTTTTGCCGTTACAGCACTATCTTTGTACGCTAAAAAACCCTTGGGCTTCATAATACCATCACCTGATACGAAAGCAGCGTTTTCTACACGCCCCATAACATCTTCAATCTCTTCCGTGATGTAACCTTCCAGATTAATTGCACTATCATCCAGAGACGATTGCGTTATCTGTGGATAGGCATATTGCTCATGCGTTTCAATGCGCTGAATGCCCATTTTACTGTTTCCAGTGGCTGGACGATCTTCTTGCTCTCCAACCCAGCCACCATTCCCGCCATCAGTGGATTTATATGGTGCTTCCCACGCAGATGCACCAATGGAAATTACACGTGAAATTTGGCGCATAGGTGACGTATCAAAGATACGCTTTTCGATCTCACTGGACATTTCCGTTGGCACAAAGTAGCCACCCGCCGGATCAGAACCAATAGACAGCGCATTGCTTACATCTGCTGACACATTGTTGATATCACCACCTTTGCGCAACAATGTATCAAATGCATTACGATATTCCTGATACGCCTGAGTATTTACTGATTCAGCAGAAATATTACGCTGACGAGTTGCAATAGCAAAAAACTTTCGAGCGGCATTAAACTCATTGTTTATATCTCCATCACCAGTACCAACACTTAAACGTGCCGTTGCCTTGGCCTGATCTTCCAGCGCCTTTTGTAACTCTGTAATAGAGGCATTAATCGTTTCAACTTTTTGACGGGTAATCGCATCTTCGCCACCTTTTTTCTCGATCTCAGTAAGGCGTTCATCATTTGCAGCCTGAAAATCAGATATATTTTGCTGAATGGCCTCAATGATTGAGGGGATGTCCTGCGGATTACTTGCTGCCTGAGCAGCAGGTGGGGCTGCATAGGCTGATAATACTAAGGGTTGAGTAGAGTTAGACATGAATTATTCTCCTTTTATGAGTGTTTGAGTGAAGTTTCTGAGGCCGATAAGTGCCTCAATACATCCAGCCATTTCGTCCTCATCAGCATCCCGCTGATTGGTAAGGGGTGAAGCAAATGCCAGGCTGGCTTTGGTTTTTGCTTCCTGCTTTGAGAACCCTGCATCCCGCAAGGCACGCTCTGCATCCCGAATTGTTTTCTTTTCTCCATGCGGCACAGAAGATAGGCCAATACCTTCCGGCGCATGATTGAAAGTGGATAAATCAAATTTTGCTGATGGTGATGCCAAGGCGATTGGCTCATCGGCAAAGCGTTGCTCAATCGCTTCATCAGCCCGGAGCCATGTTTCTTCATCCATCATGTTTTCGATGTCTGCTGGCTCAAGCCCAGTACGCGCAGCATACGTGTCTAAAATAGCACCGTCGATTTCTTCAAGAAATTCGCTCACTTTGAGCATCTGGTGACGATCACCCACCGCTAATGTCCACGCATTATGGATCATCAAGAACGCATTTTCAGCGATGCGGATAGTATCCGCGGCTATGATGATGTACGATGCGGCGGAAGCGGCAAGCCCGGTTACTTCAACTGTGACATTGCCCGGATGACGTATCAGATCATTATACATGGCAATTCCATCAAACACATCACCACCAGGACTATTGACTTTGAGCACAATATCACCGCCGTTTGTGGCATTGAGTTGACGCTTAAACTCCGCTGCACTCACCCCCCAGAACCCAATTTCATCATATAGCTCTATTTCGGTGACTTTCTCAGAAGCGCGCACCTCAAATGTTCGCCCAACCGCACGATTAAAAAAAGGCCTGCTGCAAGATTGCGTCAGGCCTTTTGGAACAGCGATTGGCTGCATATTCTGTTTTTTACTCATCCTTACCTCGTCCATCATTAATTCGCATATTCTGCTCCACAATATATTCTTCACCGCCTTCATCTTCACGAGGATTCATATCTTCCAATTTGCGCCATTCATTAGCATTGATGACTCCATTGCGGCGTTGGATTTGTAATGATTCCGCCCGGCTTTTCACATCACCACGCAGCAATGCAGATACATTGAACTTTACCTCATAGGATGGGTCTGCACCTAAGAGATCGCACTCAATGGTCTTTTCTATCATTACCAACCACCACATCAGTGAATCGATGACATATTGTAATTGTTGATGCTCAATATTCGAGAAGGTGGCATTCTCCAGTGCGGCAATCATATGTGGTGGCACCCCAAAGATCGCGGCAATTTCCGTTCGGCTCAATTTCTTCGATTCGATATATTGCGCGTCATGCATGCTAACGGTCATGGGTTTATAGGTAATCCCCTTATCGAGAATAGCGACACGATGTGCATTTTCGGAGCCACGATGCATAGCCTCAAAGTCGGCTCTTAAGGCTGCCTTTGACTCCTGATCAGAACTTCCAGGAAGCTCAAGAATGCTTCCTGCTTGTGCACCATTGCGATAATAACTACTGCCATGTTGACGAATACCGATGCCATCACCGATGGTTTCGCGATATAGCTGGATGGGGTTTAAGCCGATTAATCCGTCATCGCTATCACCCATGAAATGCAGAATTTCACGTTGCTGGTAAATGACTCTACCACCTTTACTGCGTGTGTATTCAAATGTTTTTTTGAGGTCATCATCCTGCTTCACTATCATGCGATCAGGATCCAGAGGAATAAGCTCGGTAATACGCCCCCCCATACCACGCACAATATAGTTAAAGGCATTCCCTCTCAACAACAGATGGCGAAGCATCATATTGCGCCAGCCAACGGAATTTTGCCATTCATTCGGTTTTATTTTGAGTAAGAGATATAAAGAGTTTGCGGTATCGTGTAATTTCTTTTCTCCTTCCTTACGGTAAAGAATCAATGGCAACATGGACGTATGATGTGACAACACACGTACACATGCCGCAACTGCAGAAAGCCCTGATGCACGCTGGCGATTTACAACCACCCCCGCACCCGATTGAATACCCCCAATCGAATGCTTGACGGCTTCATGTACCGTTGCGTATTCAACCAACTGATTCAATAGCCGTGAGGGTAGTACACTATGCAATAGTTTGCTGGTCCGCATGTGCATCCTTTCCATACATATCGCCTGAACGATAGGTTATGATATTTTCATGTTCTTTATGCATGGCGCGGCCCAGAGCCATAATGAGTGCTACGGCTCCGTCATTTTTGCTTTTGTCGTCTTCTTTGCGGGGAAACACATTATCATTAGCGTCTTTTCTGGCGGTAAGATTACCAATCATCCAGGTGAGTACCGGATTGCCATCGTGATGTAACCTGCCATCGGTCACCAGCGCATCGAGCCATTTCATAGGTTCAGAAAGAAAAGCCGTCTTCTGTGGCACTTCGATAACCTCAATATCATGCCCGTCCTGAAGCTCCTGCGCCAATTGCGTCGCACCCCACGGGTCATACGCAACACTGGCAATGCTAAATTGCTCTTTCAGCGCGATAATATCTTCACGTATTTGTACAAAATCGATAATATTACCGTGTGTAGCGTTAAGAAACCCATCATGTACCCAGCCCTGATAGTATTCGCATTCAGGCAGGTTTACGGTGTTTTCTGGCAAATAGAATTTCGGTGTGATGACATAATAATGATCATCACCATTGATCGTGCGTTTGAAGAGTTTTACGACTGCCGTCACATCTTTCTTGCTGGACAAGTCCATGCCAACCCAGCACTCTTCACCTTCAAACATTTCTTCACAAAGCTGGGTATCAGTCTGGCGGTTCCAATCTGCTATATTGATGAAGACTTCTCTGGCGGTCACCCATACATCAAGATGTTTTGTTTTGAATCGGTTTTGATGGCGCGCATTGCGGATTGCTGCCTCCTGTTGCGCATACAGGAACTCCTCAGTGACAGATATTCCCATATTTGGGTTTGCCTTTTGCAGTGCCATCTCACTACTCCAATCATCATCTTTATCAATCGTATAAATCAAACCAAATAGGCTATCATCCTGCATGCTGTTTTCTAACAGGGCTTCAAGCTCTTTTTGGTGCGCGTAACAAGGGCTGGCTAAACTATTTCCCGCTGTCGTCGTATCCAGCATCAATGGCTGTTCACGTGCACCCATACCGGTGAGCATGGTATCAGCCATCTCATCGGTTTGCTGTTCGTGATATTCATCATTGATGGCACAATGAGGCGATGCACCATCTCCGGGTTTACCAATCACAGGCTCAAAAAATGAACCAAGTTTCGTCCGTTCTATTTTACGTGCATGAACCGTAACGCCATACGCCTGACGCAAAGCCAGTGTTCTTTCTGCCATTCTCTGCGCCGGGCGAAACACCTCCCAGGCTTGTCTTTCCGATGTTGCACCACAATATACTTCTGCGCCGTGCTCCCCATCACCGGTCAGCATGTACAAGCCGATACCAGCGGCCAACATGCTTTTGCCGTTCTTGCGCGGCACGATCAGCGTTGCCCGGCGAAACCGCCGCAAGCCTGTTTCTCGATGCACCCAGCCAAATATGCTGGCGACGAAAAACTTTTGCCAGGGGGCAAGCGTCATGCGTTCATGCATTTTCGCCCACTTACCCTTAACGTGTGGTAACAATTCGAGAAAACGAATCACTTTCTCGGCCTTGGCGTTATCGAACCGGTAAGGCCATGATGCATCATTCTCGCTACGCATCAGATCGCGCTTATGACGCTCACAGGCTAAAATCACCCAGCCACAAGCATTGATTTTTCCCAGAAGCACATCCTCCGCATAACCAAATGCTGCCTCCACACCCGAATAGTCTGTGGTCATTTTCCATTGCCCTCAAGTGCTGCAAATTCATTGTCAAATAAATCACCCTGACTTGTCGCAAGACCTCTCTCATCCGCAGGTGATAAGCCCAGCATTGCCGTTAACGAACGCCACTGGCGGAATGTTTCATTCAACTGCGCCAGTTCAGGACGACTCTTGAATTGATGACCATTGCGCCCTCCCTTGCTTTCATACACCTCACCCTCTGCTTTCAAGACAGCGCGCAGCTCTTTCATACGAGCAACCGCCATACAATACTCAACAAGCACGTCTACGTAATGAGGCTGCAGCCTGCCGATAAAACTCAAATGCGGCACAATGCGGTCCCAGACCTCAGCAACCCCCCCTTCAAGATCGCTGGGTTTCAGCTTTTCCGCCTCCATTGCATGCCGTTCGTCCGGGGCAAGGCCATCTTCATTTTTGAACTGAATGACCTTTGTATCGGGCTTATTTTTTCTTCCACGCATATTTACAATCCTAACCTAATGGTTAATATGGGGTTTTTCCTTTTAATTTCGCTCATAAAAGAAATCTCTTACACACGACGGTCTACATGCAAGGGTGTCAGGGATTTGACCCGCCCCCCCCTTACCACAGCACGCGCTGTGCATTTTCTTTCCAGGTTTTTTTCGAATGGCATGATTTGCAGAGACTTTGTAGATTATCCCAATCATCCGTTCCGCCATCCGCCTTTGGTGTGATATGGTCAACTTCCGTTGCTGGATTCGGACAGCCATCAACTTCACACATCGGGTCACACGCCAATTTGTAATCGCGCAGCTTCTTCCAACGCCGACCATAGCCACGCTTTGCCGAAGAAGGACGAGAACTGTCATATCGCGTACTGCGTTCTTCTTGTGTTTTCTGGTATTGCGCTGCGTGCCGCGCACAATAGCCGCCACCTTCTACCAACTCACTACAGCCAGCTGCCTTGCATGGACGTTTAGGGGCTGTAGGCATATCAGTAAATCCGGGTACAAAAAAACCCGCTCCTTCCGGAAGCAGGCTTGCTGTAAAGACACGAATTACAAGATGACATAATTACTAACATTAGCTCCCTAGCCTGTCAATTGGTTTTTTCTAAGTCGTCTTTGAACTTACGCATATCTACCAGCGCATCACCTAATGAATCCAGCGCATGAGTCAGTTCCATGCGGGCGTAGTTTTTTGATACACCAATACGGGCACAGGTTTCCGCCACACCCTTTTCCTCGATCACCACGGAATAGATGATAATCTGCTCATTGCGTGTGAGCAGTGACATAGTCTTGAAGTACTGGTCTTCACTGGTCATGCGGTGGATGATGGACGACTCAGGGCAGGCACCACCGCGGCGGTCGTTCATGGTGTTGAACCCGTTGAACATCGGCCGGTTAGCACATATCCACATGGTGTATAGTTGCAGCGCATAGCAGTGCTGCATTTCGTCAATCAAGCTGCGGGCAAGCAGGCGATCTATTTTTAAAGGATCGCGCCTGCGGTATGCCATCTTGTTGCCAGGTCCGGGTAGTTTGTTGGTAGGTTCCAACCCATGGGCTATGATTTGCTCTGGGGTGGGTTCGGTGTATTCAACGCTTGGTCGCATGATCTTCTTCTTCTTTCTCCCTTTCATTATTGTGCCTTCTTCACCTTCCGGTTGGCTCTTCTAGCTTTTCGCCCCATCATGCATGCCCTCCTTTTGTCATGATCCATTCGGGAATCATATGGCTGACACTTATTTCACCCGTCCTCGCCTGACTTCGACATTGCCTGGCAACCCGCTCCCATCGTTCTTCCCGCTCCTGGCCATATGCCTTTCCCAAGAGGTCTGACTGCGTATAGGCACGGTATTTTCCATCTGCGATGATTATCTCTGCCTGCAAGGTAGCTGCTGATTTAATAAACTTTGAAAGTTCCCAATCACATTCCTGTGCCTTTGCTAAGGCAATCAGCTCAGCATGTTCACCGTTGAACTTTCTAACATATGCATCCACCATTGCTCCTATTTTTGCTGCTCGGATTTCCCACGGCATAGCGCCTTTTACTCTTGGCTCCATACCACGCTCTGCTTTCATTGCCCCTTGACAAGCCAACTCAATGGTATCCGCATCAGGCCAACGGTAACCTTTGTGCGTCATCTCTACTTTCTCCCAACCCTTCTTCAGAGCATATTGCGGGAAACGCGCTAATCGTTTTGCAAATAACACCATCCATTCTTGACGCGCCTCCTTCTTCGACTCACCTTTCAGGTGATGAGGCGGATCATAGCGGGTCACCAATGGCTTAAGAATAATCT